TAGTCTCTTTAAAATTAATATATAACTCTAAAAAGTCTTTTAGAAAAATAGAGATATCTTTATTCATCGTATTAAATGAAGACTTTAAGACATTAGCATTGACTGTATAAGCCATTTTACCTGTAGTTTTAGATTTCTCCATAGGACATATTCCTAAATATCTAAAAAATTCAACAGTCTGTTTAGGACTTGACCAAGATATTCTACAGTTATAGTCTAAATTAGTTGAAAATAAATCTTGTTGTGTATCTACAAAGATAGTTCCTTTATAATTTTCTACTATAAATTTATCTAGCTGTTCCTTTAATCCTTCATATTTTATTTTATTAGATAAATATAAGTCATACCATTTCTCTTTATTGAAATGCATTCCCTTATATTCTATATCACCTAAACATTCAATAAAAGCCATTTCTAAAGAAAAACAATTCTTTAATCCTTTTTCTTCTAATCCTTTTAGTTGATATTCTCTAATTAGTAATGGATATAATATATCTTGAGCACCATACTCTATTTGTCGTAGTGTAAATGGTCTATCTTTGATATTAAGAAACTCTAATCGTGTACTCTTATCTACATCTATACCTAAATATTTCTGATTTAATCCTTTTAAACTTGCATCTGGTAATAATCCATTATATAATACTTGTTCAGCTATCATAGTATCATAGACATTATTGATTCTTATATTTTCATTATGTAAAAAATGTAAATATTCAAACTTAATATTTTGTCCTACTATTAATATACCTGGATTTGTAAGTAATGCTAGTAATTCTCCTAAGTTACGGTTTCTATAGTCAATAACAAATTGTTTATCTATTGTACCTATTTGAACCATAACTATTTCAGTTAAATGAGGTTTTAATCCTTCTCCTTCATATATACCACCAAACTTTCGTGTAGTTTCTATGTCTAATGATATAATCTTTTTGTCTTTTAAATAAGAAAATGCTTCATCAATTGTAGAAGTTTGTACCTCCTCTTTAATTAATGAAACATCTCCTATAAAATAATAGTTTAATTTCTTCGTCATCTCTCTTCATATAATAATTTATTTAAATTACACCACTATTGGGGACTTTCTTAAATCTTCTTTTAAGTCCTTCAACTTCTTGATAATCAAGTATGTTCATCTTTAATGCCTTCTTTAATAACTTATTAAAAGTTACTGCTCTGGCTTTAATTTTGTTATACTTAGAATCATAGTGTAAATGTCCTAATACTTCCAATAAGTAAGTATCATTCTTGTCAAGCAATATACAATGTGTTGCTTTTTTTGTAGGGTCATATCCCCACTCTATCTTATGTGTGCCTAAATTTAGTGGCATAATCGTATTGTTTATTCTACTTCTTCATATATATACTTTAGGAGGTGAGTAATTTATGTTAATGTAATTATTAATTTCCTGATGAAGGAACGAGATTTTCTATCTCATCCATTTCACATATAGTTTCTATATCAATTTGTGATACATTCTTTTCTTCTCCATTAGGATGTTTTGGAATATCAAGTAATAATGCTTCACTTTTTTTCCTTGCTGTAACAAATTTTATTGTAGGTGTTCCAAGAGCTTTATGTACAATGTAGCTTATTTTATATAACTTTATCATTTTTATTAAGTTAAATTTGTTAGTAAAAGCATATTTATAACTAAACGCTATGTATTATAAATATATATATTATTTTCTTTTGGTTCTTTTCTTTTGTTACTAACAAATATTACCCATATCTAGCTAATTTTATAATCTTACTACTTAATGTTTTCTTAGGATTAAAGTTAAGGCTATTTAGATGACTTTTAAAGGCAGTTATTGAGGAGACTGGTCTATTCATATTACTTATTTATTTATGTGGATTAAATGTATGTTAAAATGCGTTTAGAATATCTCGTAATTATCTATGGATATTTCTTCTGGTATAAAACTATCTAAGGGAAACCTAAATTCTGCATGTCCTGATACATATGCAAATATACTTAGGTCCTTTATTGCAGTTATTCGTGCTATTTCTCCTATAGCACTATCCATTTGAAAAACCCAAGAACACCGTATTTGATGTTGTTCTTCTTTAGTTAACTGTGTTTTCTTATTGACCCTGATATAGTCTCCTACTTTAAGCTTGAGATCCTTTATATACTCTTTTTCTTTTCTTGTATAAGGCATAGTTATTTAAGTATTAAGTTATTAAAATATCTCATAATCATCTGTACTTAATTGATAGTTATCAGATATAAAACAATCGAGAGGAAAAACAAATTTCTTGTTCCTTTCCTTACCGAGTTGTAAAACAAGTCCGTTTTCTCTTATTTCACAAATAGTAGAATGTCTTCCTATAAACTTATTCATACCTGGAACCCATGAAAATCCTAATACAAGTTGCATGTGGTTAATTCTTGATTTATGTCTTACAAAAATATTATTTCCTACTTCAAGATTCCATCCTTTTATATAATCTAACTGTTCATCTGTATATACTTTTTTCATATAGTTTCTATTTTTTAATATTATATTATGTAATTTAAAATAAAAGGTAGAAGAAGAAGAAACCACACAACTCCTCCTACCTTTCACCACAAATTAATCTAACCTGATTATGATTCTTAACTCTTACTATTATTTGTTAAAATATCTCATAACTATCTCCATTAAAATCAGAGGCTAAGTTAAATGAAGATTTACGTACTGATATTATATCTCCTGTTCGCTTAGGTCTGGACTTATAAGTATCTCCTGATTGAAAAATTGCTCTAGTCGTTGATTCTAAAGTAATTACAATATCTATCATATGCTTTTCAACCCTTATTACCTTTAATTTTACTACATTACGTAGAGGCCATTCTCTACTTTGACTTCTACCCTTTGCAAGTACAACAATATCCCCTGCCTTAAAGTCCCTATTCATCGTCCTCTGTTAAAGAAGTAAGGATATTTGCCATATCTTTTTGGAACTTGTCTTTAGCAGATAAATTCTCTTCTAATGTCGTTTTGATCCTTTCATTTTTCTTGATCTCAAGATCATTTTTAACAATATTAACTCTATAAGCAATATCAGCTTCCCATTCCTTTGTAGTATGTGTTCCCATCTTAAATGGATACTTTTTCAATGAAATTCCGAAGAACTTAGCAGATGATTCATAAGCAGTTTTTTTACCTATTAAGGTTGAATGCATCTTAATAAGTCCCTCAACAGTAGTTTGGTCCTTTACACTTCCAAATCTAGGAAATGTTTCATTGATTGATTCATGTTTAACTGAAGAGCCTTTTAAAGCTTCTATTTTATCACTAACTATTTTTAATAGTTGTGGTATATTATCCTGTGATAATTGTGAAGGATCTAAAATTGATAATTCTTTTTTACTTTTTGTCATTTTTAATGTATTTATTGTATTTATATTAATTGTTAAATTACTTGATCTGCTGAATATTTAGTAGCTGTTTTAGCTATTTCTCCTCCTTCAGATGAAGTAGATTTTAAGCATTTCCCACATTTCATATTAGGAATTACTTCGTCATGATAAAATCTATCATCATAACCTGTGGTTAATTTAGACTCATAATCACAAAACTCACATTTCATATTTGCCCTAAAATCTCTTCTACTTTGTGATGTTATCTTTTTAATTTTCATAATTTTTAGTTTTCTTTAATCCAGTTAGTAAATTTATTGAAGCAAAACCCTGAAATATGGGACATCTTATTTCTGTCCATATTATAGTTGTTCATATTTAAATGAGGTTGCTCTTCAATTAAGAATCTATTCATTAAATCTCTCCAATCTTTTTTTGGGATATTATTCTTTTCTAACCATTTGGTAACACCTCTAACCCTTTGACTTGTGCTTGGTTCTGATCTTTCATATTGATGTGTTCTTGGATAACCATCACCCTCACCTAAATACTCTCCTGTACTACTATCAAAAGTACCATCAAGTAATCCATCTGCTATATCTGCCATAGTTATAAGTTATTTATCAGGATCATATCCTACTATTTCATCCCATTCATCAGCTCTATCTTGACCAATGGTGTCTACTATGATATCCCAATTCTCTGCCCAATCAGCATGAAAAAATATCATAAAATCTAATGCTTGTTTCTCTCTTTTACTTGCCATAGTTATAAGTTTTCTTCAATCCATCTATTTTCAGATAATTTACTAGAAGTAATTAATCCAGGATATCCAGTATTATCTGCTTTATATATTAACATAGCCTGTCTACACAATACTTCAACCTCTTCTCTAGTCCAACTGTCTTTAATTTGATGAATAATAATCTCATTATTAGAGTTTACTTTAAGTCTTAAATCAGGTCTATCAATCCCTGTAGGATCATCATCATCATATTCACACCAATCAGTATATTCTACCAACACTTTCCAAATACCACCAGCTTTACAAAATGCTTCAATAAATGCTTGAGATGGTTGAGGTAAACTTGGCAAATGATTTTTAATAACGTTAGTAAAACTTAAAGTTATATCAGTTGTAGCTATAATTTTTTTACATTTATCTTTATTCCATACTTCACTATGATCATGTTTCATAATATCTGTACCAAAATATACACATAAATCACCTAATTCAGGTTTTTCATCTGAAGTGAAGTACAGGTGTTGTGTTCTTAAATGAACAAATTCTTTATTAGATTGTAGTCTATTATAGAATATTATCTTAGAATCACTTTCTCTCTTTACAATATGTGATCTATCTTCTGTAGGTAACATATGTACCTGTATTTTCTTATTCACTTCCATTTTGTTTAGCTTTAAGATTAAGTAATGTTTTATTATGCTGCCAATTCTACGTTTTCTAAGTCTTTCACTGTTATAGAAGTGCCATTTTCAAATTCAATAATAAATTCGTTACCTGATTCGTGTACTTTTACTACGCTATTACCTTTATATATTCCTATTAACATATTTTTATATTTATTAGATTATATTTAAATTTAATATTAATATTGTTTCACAATCCCATCCATAAAATGGTGACATTATAGAAGCACCATCATACAATGCAGATGTAGTTAAATGTATTACATCATATCCTTCATCAACAATCATTTCATAATTTAGATATTTCATAAAATCAAGTATTGGTTTGTCACCTTCTACTAAATACTTATCATCTATATATGGACTATTAATTGTAAATATCTTTGGGTTATTTAATTCTAATACAAATGATTTACTATTATCCCCTGTACTAAAATGATTATCTTCACACCAATTGAGCCAACCATCAGTTGAAGCTATTGGTGATGTCCATAGACCACCACTTGGTTTGTTCCAATGGGATCTATTCCTAATAGGATTAAAACATTCAGATTTGAACTTATCATGTCCATGATGTATTACTTTCAATACCATTATTAATATTTTTATATTTATTAGATTATTAAATAAAGGGCTATTCACACAACTACTACAACTAATTTAATAGTTTATAGCATTGCTTTATAGTGAATAACCCCTCTTCCTATTTAGTGTATATTGCTAAAAATAGTTATTATCTCTCCATTCTTTATTGTTAAATAAATAGTGGATAGTATAACTGCTACAACTACACCCATTAAGAAGGCTATATGATGTGATTTTAATTTTTTCATCTTACTAAATTATTATTAGTTATATATATAAGCACTACTATATTAATTATAAATAGTGTATCAGCAATTAAAAAATGCTGTAATAATAGATCAAATTCTAGATGTGTTAAATTTATAATATCTAACATATCTATTGTAACTATTCCCGATAATCCAAATATTACTGCAATAAGAAATAAAGCAGTAATAGTAAGGATATTTTCTAGCTTAACTGATTTATACCTTTGCTGTTTCATAGTATTCAGTTCTGTTTTGTTTTGCTAACCATCTCTTATCTTTGTAAGTAGTGGCTAAAAGAATCATGTAAATAATACGTGGTTTCATATTGTTTGTTTTTATTGTTAGTTAATATTAGCACCATCATATAACAAGTTTTGATGATTTTTATGCTTATCTCTACATGATAAGCTCTTGTTATATAATGGTCACGAGATAATCTGTTAAGTACTTCGGACAATTAATGTACAATCTTCCGCTTTATCTCTTGCTGTAAACTTCTCAATGTGAAAGCTCAAAGCTAACATATTTTCAGTATAAATACTTACTTCTCCACCATATTACAATACAGGTGGTACATTGGATAAACTTATAAGTAACTTCTACATTGCTGTACAGTGTCTCTCTTTCGTTTATCTTTCTTTAGTGATTATAAATACAGTATGAAACACAATTAACTTACTTTATTTAATCACAAGGTTTCAAGGTTTAACCTATTTATTAAGAATTATTAATTTCAGTGTGTTCTTTATGGTCACTTAATCTACCAAATTGTTCTGTTAATACAATTGTTATTATTAATGCAGCAATTGCACTGCCTATTATCATTCCTGATATAAAGATTCGTGTTTTCATTATAGATCTTGTATTTCACCTATTTTAATAGGTATTAATTCTATATTATTTAATTCTTCTTCATCATATCCTTCTTTCCAATTAGACTTTATATCTATAAAGGATTGAGGATAGTCATATATCATTAATAAATGTGTTGATTCCATAATTAATGATTTAAAGTTAATGCTGATTTAATAACATCTGCTCCTAATATTCCCATAGCTCTTTTTGCTAATTCTGAACTATTAAAATATACATTACTTGAAATTATCTGCATATCAAAACTTATATTTAAGCCGCCACTTCTTATATTTTTACATATATATGCATATGAATGTATACCATCAAGTTCTATTTTACCTTTATTTAAGTATCTAGCTACATTAATTAATTTGTTCAAATTACCTAATGCTATTAATTGCTCTTCACTAGATGCATTAAATGTATCTGGTATTTCACTGTCATATAATCTATAACTACTACCTATTTCATCCTCTCTTGGGAAAAATGTCTCCCTCTCATTAAATAGCTTTTTAGCAATCTCTTCATATGTAGTAGCAAATGCTTTAAATATAATAATACCTTGTGATAGATTACTTCTTTCAGTATCTATTTTATGTCCTTTCGGAATTTCTATTCTTAAATCTTTCATAATTATTTCATTAACATTGATGGATCGTTAGTAAGTAATTGATAAGTGCATAGTACAATAATAGTACTAATTGCAATTATTTGTGCTGTAGTAAATTTCATAATTGGTTAGTTTTAGTTGGTTAATAAATAAAATAACTGATATAAGCCCCGCCATTGCTTTTTGTTTAATAGCTTAAGCTATCATTTTTGTCCGTGAAATATTGTACACTATCAGAGTTATAAAACTACAAAGTTATCTTAGTAGAAGCTTACTCTCTCATATCAGCATGTTAATGTTTTGCAAATGGAAATTGATTATGATGTATGTTATACTCTTCAATAAGGTCTGTAAATGCTTTTTCACCGTAAGCTAAAGGACTTCCATTTAATTCTTTAATCTTATTTTCGGCAATCATTCCTTGCATTTTTATTTCTGCTTGCAGCATATTCATTTTAAAATATACTAAACTTTGTGCATTTTCCCCTTCGTATGTCATTGTTATTCAATCTTATTAATTAACATTGCTAGTTTTAATATACACGCTTGTTCTATGTGCTTATAGTTACCAATGGCTTTGTTAGCTAACAACGTATTATTAAGTGCTTGTATAGTTTCAGCAATGTATTTCGCGCTACTACTAACACTTGGTGTAAGTAATGGTTTATCAGTATTTTCTATTTCTGTTGTCATTTCAATTCTATTTTTTAGCTGTTATTTTCCTGTTAAAGCTACTCCTGATCCTATAAATACAATACCAAGTATTACTCTAATTAAAGTTAGATCTAAAGGTGGATTAAATGGTAATGCTATTATTCCCATAATTAATGCTCCTGCACCAATCATCATTAGAATTATACCTAAAGGTTCTGTTTCTTTATTTTCCATAATTGTAATATTAGTATTATTATTTATCCTCAAGCAAAGAGGTTAATTATAGTAATTCTTTAGCTTCTTCGATTAAATCTTTAAATGTTTCAGCAAATTTATCTCTTGTAGCATGTAAACTAAATGTTAATACTCTTGGAATATGCGTAGTAATATTATAAGGTATAATACCACCAGCATCATTTATTATAGTGAATTTACTAAGATTATTACTATAATCAATAAATTTATTATCAACTCTTTGCCAAGCATCTCTTAATTCAACTAATTACATTAATGCTAAAAATGCTCTAGCTCTTGAATCAGTAGTTAACTGGGGTATATAATTATCATTATTATATTCAATAGAACCAATTCTATTAATATAATGGTGTCTAAAAGGTATATCTCTAACATCTATAGGATAAGGCTTTAATTTAACCTTTCTAAATATTATTTCGTCAGATGTACTATTAATCCTATTTATTTCATAACCTTCAGGTGCTGTTATTTTTACAGACTTACTATAATTGTTTTTCATAATTGTATATTTGTATTATATTAATAAATAAACTCTCACAAGGTTACACCTTGATGTGGTCACATAGCTCCAATATATAATAAGGATTAAGCCTTAAAATACGTACCAGCAATATGCCCTTCTGTTACCACTACATGCATATCTAATATGTCCTACAATTGGATGAGAGTTTAAATTATATTGATTATTAAAGGAATACTCCTTACTAAGCTATTATATGTAGCTCAGTAAAGAATAATTCTATTTTTATTGTATCACTATTAAGTGCTAATAAATGGATAGTAACATATTTACCATTATCTTCGTCTTTCTCTTCTCTATCTGTAATTATAGAATTAGTATAAAGAGATAATTCATGCTTTACAGCATTATCTATACTTGTGAAATATCCCATTGCTCTATAATTTTCATAGATATCGTGAGATATAAATATTGTTGGTTGTGTCATAATTGTGTGGTTTTAATTGGTTAAATAATTAAGGTATTAAATACTTTATCTGGGTTAGCGTATTGTAATGATTTTATTAAAGTATTAAAAGAATATTCACTATCAAAATGTATTATTATTGACTGTGAAACTCTATTTTTATTGCTTAGTGATTGTATAATTCTTTTCATAAAAGCTATATATTTAGTATGAGAGCTAAATTATGTGTGTGTGAAATATAGGGTAAAAGAGGGGAAGAGGTTTATCCACGACGCACCCTAAGTAAACAACTCTATAAAGTCTATAAAGCCTTGGTGTTACTGGAGTTAACGTACTCTTGGATTCTAATCTATCACCTCTTTATACCTTATAAATCTATAGTAATTGAGTAGTAGTTGAGACTAATCTAGTATAAATAATAACTAAGAGTGGAGGACATGTTTAATGTATTACTATTGCAACAGTATATACACCTCCTTTACATGTTAATTCACGTTTACTCTTAGTTAATATAAAGAATGTAATAAGGTTAAAGACGTTAACGACGCCTTGTTGTCTACCTTATTAACACTATCAAATAAAAAAAAGGAAGAGTTTCCCCTTCCCTTTAGTACTATGCTTCCAATGTGAATGCAGTATCTTTGGTAATATCAGCAAATACTGACATATCAAGATTAGCAGTAAGTTCATCAATAGCACTAGACTCGAATTTGTTACCAGCTGGCAACTCAACACTAGCATTACCTTTGTACTCTCCCTTGGCCTGAATAGCCACTTGGATATTACAACCAATCTTGAACAGTTCTCCAACACTTGGATGGTTCAACTGTTTCTCCCAAATAATGGCAGAGCCTACCTGAGTAGCACCTTCAATCTTAACCTCACAAGTAGCAATGTAAAACACATTACCATTCACATTTTCTTGAGGTCTGTCCATATTAATGGATCTAATAGTTCCTGGAGCAAGATAGTCTAATCTTCCTGACTTGTCATCAAAAATGGTTAACCTAAAATCTCCTACCGTTTTGTCATCTACAACTTTTCTCATAATAATATACTTTAAATTATAGGAGGGAACCTCCCAAAATCAAAAAAGAGTGGGGGTTGATGGTAGTTTATACTCCACATTCTTTGAATCATATAATTTTTAAAAATAATTACAAAAAAATTTGTTTATTCCAATTAATTGTTGTATCTTTGTATCTAAAGCTATATAATAAAAGAATTATGCTATATGAATTAACAGGTAATGAAGGAGAAAGAGAAATGGATGAGATATTTAATCAAATATTCTATGACTATATGAATTATGGATTAGTCTCAGTAATACAAACAATTAAATTAGATTAAGATGGAGAATAAATACTACGTACCAAATATAACAGAGTTTCATGTTGAATTTGAATGGAAAGATGAAAATGAGCAATGGCATAGATCAGTTCCAACAGAAATAACAATAGAAGGATTTAATGAACAAACTTATGGACTTAGAGTTAAATATCTTGATAGAGAAGATATAGAAAGTTTTGATTTTAATACAGAAGATAATGGAGAATGTTATAATAAAATTAAAGCTTTTGATATATATGGTTTATATTCTTGGGAATGGGATAAGGGAGTAAAAAATCAGTACAAAATAATTTTAAATGGTGATACATTATTTTTAGGAAGTATCAAAAACAAATCAGAACTTAAGGTTCTATTAAAACAATTAAAAATAAGTGAATAAAAATTAGGATATGTGGTAAATTTATTGTACCTTTGTACAGTGTTAACAATAACACGATAAATAGCTACAACGAATTGGGCCTAGAGAAATTAATGCTTTGGGCAGGAGTTGTTTTAAAAAGAAGAGGATACCCTTTGTAGTATATAAAAATTAATAGAAATGAGTTGGATAAGTACCTATAAGAAAAGACATTATCAATCTAATTTAAAAATAGAAAACGCTAAGCTAAAAGATAATGTTATAGCTATACTATTTGCTAATGGAGACATTCCACTATATGAATATAAGATTTATTTATTAAATGAAACAGGAGAATATAATCCTAAAACATATAAACAAATAAAAGATTGTCAAAATGAAATGGATAAGTAGGGAAGATTGGGATACTCAGAAACGTTGGGAAAAGGATATGTTAGATAAACAAAAATTAGACCCTAGAGTAAGACAATTATTATTTTTAGATGATTTAATACAAAAGTATAATAAGAAGGTATGATATTTTTAATCAGTCCATGGTTACATGAACTATACTTAAATGCTACTAAGGAAAAACAAGATTTATTTTTAGAATCTTTAATAAGACAAAATAATGAAAGAAGATAACAATAATGTTACTACTAAAATGGTAGAGGAAGCTTTAGAAGATATAATGTTTTCTAAACCTGAGAAAGGCTCTAAGGAAGTAGATACAACTATATATGTATATCAAGATGAGAAACAACTATCATTTAGGTTTGCTCCAGTTCTATATACAGGACTAGGTGGCTTTATTAATTTTTATGAGACTATGAATGGTTTATTACAATTAAGTCCTATAGAGTTTAATGGAGTAGTACTTGATAAAGAGCAACGAGCTGTCTTTTGGAAAGAGTTTGAACGAATAAAAGAACATTATAAAATAAATGATTAGAATATGATAGGTAAATATAAAACCAAGTTTAATCTAAAATTTAATAAAGATTATTGGGCTCCTATACTACCAACTATAAAATTTAGATATATAAGTCCATCTAAGAAATTACCTAATGGAGATTACATTTGTACAATAGAATATTATGAAAAAGACTGACATTAATCAAATAGAAAAAAACTTCTTGGCTAGATTAATCAAGATGTATGGTATAAGCGGAGCTGCTGAGTTCTTTAAACAGAGATTAGGATATGATGCACCAGAAGAGTTATTAGTGACTGAAGAAAAGGATGAAGGAATTGATTTAAATAATATGTATAACATATAAAAAAGTAATAAAATGGAAGATATAAAATTTTATGTAGTAAACATTTATAAAATATTTAGAATTAGAAAATTAAGATATGAATGGCGCTGGAAGGTAGTAGCAACTAATGGACAAATAATAGGAAGTGCTACAGAGTCATATGTTAATAAACAAGATTGTATTTATAATATACATTCGCTAGGATTATCCTTAACTACTTTTATTGAAAAATAATTAAGAAATAACTTGTGTATATCAAATAATTGTCGTACCTTTGTAATAGAAATAAATATAACAACAACAATGGCAATACTAAAACAAATGAAACCTACAGATACTTTTGATTTAACTCTTAAGTTTCTAGAAGTAAAGGAAGACATTCTAATCCATTCTAAAGAGTTAGTGAATAGATGTGAATACTTTACTAAGAAGTATAGAGGTAATAGATTAAGTGATTTGAATGTAGGTATTCATCAAGATGAGGGACATAGATTTGTTACTCAAATTTTTATTAGAAACAAACAAGGGTATATACGTAACAGAATAACCTTTACAAATAGAGGGAGAATGTTAAGTGACGATTTAAAGATAAAACTAAATGGATAAAAATAAAGTAATAGATTTACTAGAAAATACTAGTAGAGTTTATATATCAGAAGAAGAATTTATAGATACTAAGAATGGTATCTTAAATAAAGGATATGTAGAGAGGAAGAAACAAAAAGTATTAATGGATGGACTATCTTATTTAGCTGATGAACTAGTTAAAGTAAATCAAGATTATCCTATAGAGGATATTTCTAGAATCTCTTTAGAATCAGATATAGTAATAATGACAGGAGCAGAACATGCAGAAATATTAAAAGAACTATACAAAAATGAGTAATTTTTTAAAAGAAGGAAAGCGTAAAGCTGCAAGACAAAAGAAGAAAGAAACTAAACATCATACTAAGGAATTCTATAAGATCATGGGAGAACTTGATAGAGTGGCTGATATTCTTAAAGAGGATGAAGAGTTTATGAAAGACTTACAACCTGATGATATATGGCCAGCTGTATCTAAGATAAGTGATATAGAGCAAGGTAATCTTGAGCTATTTATTCTAAAAGGTAAATTAGGATTATACGGAAGTATGGAAAAAGATATAGAAAATGCTAAACAAAGTTAAACAATTTATTGAAGGTAACCTGAATATGTTAGAAGATAAGGTATTCGGGAAACCTTTATATTATAAAGAGCAAATAATTTACAGGATGAAACAATGTCCAGACTGTAATAAAGAAGGTAAATGTAGATACTGTGGATGTAGTGTCCCTGAAAAACATTATGTAGAAGAAACTTGTAATAGAGGGGATAGGTTTCCAGATCTTATGAATGAGACAGATTGGAATCAATATAAGAAAGATAATAATATAGAAATTAAAGTAAATGACAACTAAAGAATATATAGTATATAGAGACTCTGGAATAGAGGCATTAAATCATTTAGATGACTTCCAAACTAAGATGGAGAAGTTTCTAGAGATACATACAGAATATACTTATACTTCTCACATAAAAGAAAAAGAAGGTATCTGGGAGATACTAATAAAATTAAATAAAGATGAGCAAACTAACCTTGAAACAACTTAAATCACAGGTACAGCATGCTGAGTATTATAATACTATGGCACCCTTTCCTGTTTTTGATACAGAGTATATTCAGAACTTAAAAGAAAAGATGGATCAAATAAATGAGTCAATAGAAGATTATGATTCCTTTCCAGTAGAAGCGTGTATACAGTGTAAAAACTTACATATACTAGAGGATGAAGCAGGTAATACAATATGTTCTAGATGTAATACATTGAATGAACTAAAGACTTATAAGAATATACACGAATATTTAAAAGAAAAAAATATTTGGAATAATGAACAATAGATATATATATGGCAGCCACGAATCCAATAAAATTTAATATAAAACTATCTGAAGAACAAAGAGAAGTGAAAGCTACTTTACTTATTGAAGACATCAACTACCTATTAGGAGATGAAGGATCAGGTAAGACAATGCTAGCTGTTAATACTGCTCTTGATTTATTCTTTAGAAAAGATACTCACTATAAACAAATTATTATAACTAGACCTACTGTTACTACGGAAGACTTTGGATATTTACCTGGTAATTTAAAGGAGAAAATTGAACCTTTCTTAGCTCCTATATATGAAACTATGAAAGATCTGTATGGTGATACAGAGATGAAAAGGAATAAGGTAGAAAAACATTTGAAATATGATGAGATTAGAGTATTGCCTATAGCATTTACTAGAGGAGTCACTTATAAGAATGCTATTATAATTGTTGATGAATTTCAGAATTGTACTAATGATCAAATGCAAATGATTATAGGAAGACTAGGTCCTAAATCAAAACTTATATTTTCTGGATCAACTAAACAAATTGATTTACCTCATAAAGCAGATAGTTGTATAAATAGCTTATATAAAATAACAGATAATAAGTATGTAAATATTCAAACATTAAAAAGTAATCACAGACATCCTAGTATAGTATCTGTATTAAAAGATTTAAGAGGTGAAGAACACTAAGATAGCTAATATAAATGTAACACTAAAGGATTTATTTTCTAGATGGCTAGACATAACTACTACGTTCCATAAGTTAAGTAAGAGGGAGAAACAAGTATTGGCATTGTTTTTGTACTATCATTATAATTTTAAATTAGAACTTACTAATAATAAAATAATTTGGAAGATGCTATTTGATTATGATACTAAGATGCTTATAAAGCAAGAACTTAATATAAAGGATACAGTATTTCAGAATACATTATCTTCTTTACGTAAGAAAAATGTTATAAAGAACAATAAGATTATAAATGCATATATACCAGAAGTAGATAACAAAGCAACTTCTTTTAAAGTTGTATTTAATTTAAATATTGTAAATAATGACTAAAGAGGATCAGAAACTAAATAAGATGTTTCATAGTCTAAGTCTTAAATATAACATGCCTGTAAAGGATATAAAGGAACTAGTTAACTCTCCATATGAATTTACAGAAGAGAAGTTAAAAACAATTGACATTAATAAGATAAATTCAACAGAAGATGAAGAAAATGTAGATACTAATTTTATCTATAAATATATAGGTAAATTGCATACGAATTTTAAATTAATAAACAGAAGGCGTAAACAGTCAGAAGCCTTTAGAAAAATAAACAAAGCAAAATGGGAGAACAAGAAAATATCACAGAAGAACAATTAAAGAAACTTATTGAATCATTTCCAATTGAGCCATTGGCCAATAGAATTGTAGTAACAATTAATAAAGAGGAAGTTGATACAGAATTAGTTACAACTAATAATATATTATCAGAGTATCAATATGTAGTAGCTGTAGGACCTATGGCAGAACGTCATGTCAGTGCAGGATTTAAAGTATGCTTAGATTTAGAGAAGATGACAGTCCGAACACCTCTAGACCATGATCAAACGCAAGTGAACACGCAAATAAAGATCGACCCAGTTGAGGTGGAGGGAATACGTTACGCAATTATTAATGATTCTTGTATCAAATATAAATTTAAATCATAAAAATGTTAAACAATTTAATTATTTATTTCACAGACCCTAGTAAAGAAATGTTACTGGGGTTTTCTACTTCACAAGCAATTGGTTTTGATGAAAATGACAATCCTATATCAAAGATGTCTATTTTTTCTATAGGATTATTCATAGTTAAACTTGATTGCTATTATAATTTAGAAAATGAAACTATTTAGAGTAAAGGATTGGAAGCTAGTTATGGAACCTGAGGCACTTGAGATACAAGCTTTTAAGGTTATACTAGATAGAGACAAATCAAAACAAAAAGAATTTGCAATAAAAGAGTTACTATATGTATACTTTTATTGTGACATAAGATCAGACTTTGTAATCTTACCTGTTAAGGAAAGAGAAGAAGCAATTAAAAAAGAACTAGTACTTCCCAATAAATGGAAGCAAGATAAGAGCATAGAAGAAGCTATAAGAGTATACAATGAATATAGTGAAACTACTATACAACGCTTATATAAGCAGGCAGTCAAATCAGTACATGATATAGGAAACTATTTAGAGCATACTGATGAACTACTAGCTGAAAGAGACGATAGAGGTAAACCAGTTACAGATATTGGTAAAATTACTGCTTCTGTTCAAAGATTACCCAAGCTAATGGCAGACCTTAAAGCTGCATATAAAGAAGTTATAAAGGAACAAGAAGAAATAGAGGGTAAAAAGAAAGGGAGCAGAACAATGAATACATATGAAAACGGATTACAATTTGAATAGAGAAATAACAACAGGAGAAGAAGCTAAGGATCTATTACTAGAAGGAATAGAAGAACTTGCAGAGGCAGTATTAGTTACAATGGGACCAATGGGTAGTACTGTAATTATATCGGATGAATATGGTAGACCATACATAACTAAAGATGGAGTAAGTGTATCAAATGCTATTAGGTTTAGAGATCCTATAAAAAATATAGGTGCGACCCTATTAAAAGAAGTAGCGCAGAAAACAGCAGAGGAGGCAGGTGACGGTCCCCAACCATTATATAGTAAGGTATTAACACCAAAGGGCTTTGTAACAATAGGAAGTTTATCTATTGGAGATAAAATATGTGGTACAAACAAATCAATTCAAACTATACTAGGTATTTATCCAAAAGGAATAAAAAAAGTATATAAATTGAAATTTGCAAATGGCAGAGAAGTTGAATGCTCAGATAATCATTTGTGGAATGTAGTTACAAATTATGGAGCATCAAAAACAATTACTGTTTCTGAATTAATTAAAAGCAAGATAAGTTCTACAAATAAAGATGGAAGTTCTCACTACAAATACTACATTCCTAAAACAACCGTAGATTTTAATTTAAAAACTAATAACTTCATTTTAGATCCTTTTTTAGTAGGACTATTATTAGGAGATGGCTCTCTATGTAAAACAGGATCTATAGAATTAGCATTAGCATTAGATCAGGAATATATATTAAAAGATATAATATTACCTAAGGGTATAAAATATACAGTTAGTAAAGATTTTAAAAAACACTACCTAAGAATAAAATTCTCAAGGATAAACAATTCTGGGCCTACTATGCATGATTACGTAGAACAAATAGGACTTTTAAATTATAAAAGTAATGATAAGTTTATACCTAAAAACTATTTATATTCTAATTATGAAGCCAGGACTAAGCTATTAAGAGGATTAACAGAAACAGATGGGCATATTAATAAAAGAGGACTATTAGAGTATTCTACAATAAGTAAACAGTTATGTAATGATGTTATAGAATTAATGAGAGGATTAGGTAAAGACGTTAATCACTATTTAATGAAAAGAAAAGAAAACTCTTCATTTTCAAATACTTCTATATACAGAATTACAGAATTAAAAGGATATAAATATGGAACTAAATTAATTGATATTGAAGAAACAAATATAATGACAGAAATGATGTGTATAAAGGTTAGTAATAAAGACGCTCTGTATATAACAGATAACTATATTTTAACACATAACACAACTACCGCTATATGTCTAGCATTATCCTTTATAAGAATGGGATTGGAGTGTCTAAACTCTGAGACAAATATTAATGATATAAAGGATGCTATTGATACTATTGTAAGAGATAGTGTTATACATCTAAAGAAGCACTCTAAGAAGCTACATAAGAAAGATATATTTAAGGTAGCTCTTATATCATCTAATAATGATAAAGAGCTGGCAAATGTTATTCAAAAGGCATATAATCATTCTAATATAGTTAAAGTAGAAGAAGGGAAACAAGTATTAACTACTATAGAGACAATTACAGGGATGTCTTTACCAGTTTCTTATTTCTCTAATATATTTATAAATAATGATAAGAAACAAACTGTTGAATTTGAAAAAGCAGTAGTACTTGTATTGGATAAAAAGCTAGATGACTTATCTCCTTATAATACTATATTAACGCATTGTGGAAATAATAATCTACCATTAGTTATATTTACTGAGTTTATTTCAGATTCTGCACTAAGATTGGTAGAAACTAATGTAAATAATAAATTTTTAGAAGCAGTAGTTGTTAAAGTTCCAGGCTTTGGACAGTATAGAAAAGATAATATTGCAGATATTGCTAGTTATACAGGTGCTACAATCATATCTAACACAAACAGTTCTCAGCTAGGTATAGGAGTACTGGGTAAAACTAAAAACTTTGAAGTAGGTAGAACAACAACTGTACTAGGTAGACATGATAGTATAGATGTAAGACAAAAAATTAAAGATATAGAAGCATCCCTAGAAGTGGCCGAAATATCAGATTACGATAAAGAATTTCTTGTAGATAGAATAGTTAATCTTACAGGTACTCTTTCTATTATTAAAGTAGGGGGTAAATCTGAAATTGAAATGAAAGAAACCAGAGATAGAGCAGAAGATGCAGTATTAGCTGTTAAGTCTGCAATGGAAGAAGGTATTGTTGAAGGAGGAGGAGTAGCGTTAGTAAGAGCTTATACTGCATTAAAGGATACAAAGAATAATAAAATATATAAGACCTTACTTAATGTGTTAATGACTCCCTCTTCCCAAATATTTATGAATTCTAGTGGATTAATTAATAAGGATTTTAAGAGTAATAGATTTGATAGTAATATTATTGATCCTTTGAAAGTAACAAGATGTGCACTTGAAAATTCTGCTTCTGTTGCTAAGACTATTTTATCTACTGAAGCAGTAGTACTAAATGAACATCTATGGAATTAAAACTTAATAAATACCAAACACCTGTAAATGATGCATTAAAAGAGTCATTACATAGTGAAGTTTGGGAAGATATATTAGATTACATATCTACAGTTAAATTTATCAAGAACCTAATAGCTCCTGAGGAAGAAAGAGGATTTATTAAGGATAGGCCTATAAAAACATATTTAAATGATGATGAGGAACCTATTGATTATGAGGATGGAAGAAAAGACATAAATATAACTAATCCTCATATATTAGAAGATATGGATTTCTTTAGAGAGAGAGCAATATTCTTTGAAGCTAATAAAAAATATACTAATTTATTACCTAATAGTAATCCTAAATCTGATTATGCATTATTTTGGAGGGAGGAATTACATAGATGGAAGTATGGATTAGTACGTCCTGATGGGGAATGGATTCCTGGGCTCTTATATTTCTATTGGAACTATGCTCCTATATGGATTGTAGAAAAAACTGATGGAATAAGAGGTAATAAACAAGGAGAAAGGGTAAAGAAATTTCCCAAACCTTGGTTAGGAGACTATTTATTCTTTCACTATGTAGCTGCAGCACAAGAAAGAGGACAACATGGTAAACTTCTAAAAACTAGAGGTGTCGGTTTCAGCTTTAAAGCAGGTATGTGGTCTCCAAGAAATATGTATGTTTTACCTGGATCTGGTAATCCTAATTTCCATTTAGCATCTGATAAAGGATTCTTATCTGGAGATAAAGGGATATGGGGTAAAGTATTAGATACATTAGACTGGATAGCAGAGCATACTCCACTTCCTCGTATGAGACTAGTGGATAAGAAAACTGATATGACAGTTCAGATTGGGTATGAAGATGAATACGGCTCACGTAAGGGACTATTATCTTCTGTCTTTGGTATATCATTAAAAGATAATCCTGATAAAGCTAGGGGTATTAGAGGGCCTTTCATACACTATGAAGAAGATGGGTTGTTCCCTAACTTAGAAAAAGCATGGAATGTTAACAGAAAAGCTGTAGAAGATGGAGGTATAGCCTCTGGATTTATGCTTGCTGGAGGGACTGGAGGTACAGAAGGTGCTTCATTTGAAGGATCTGAGAAACTATTCTATAAACCTGAAGCATATAACATATATGGTATACCTAATGTATTTGATAAAAATACTAATGGAGATACTATATGTGGATTCTTTTGGGGAGCTTATCTTAATCGTAATAGATGTTATGATGAAGAAGTAGGAGAACCTGATGTTATCAAAGCATTAATAGAAGTATGTAAGGATAGATTTATAGTTAAGTATGGAGCTAGTGATGCTAGAGCTATTACTCAGAAAAAGGCAGAAGAACCTATTACTCCACAAGAAGCAGTGATGAGAACTTCTGGTACTATATTTCCTGTAGCGGATCTGAAGGAGCATATAGAAAATATAATGCCTAGAAAAGAATCCTTCTTAGCAGAGCACTATGTAGGAGACTTAATATACGATGGACTTGGTAAAGTAATATGGAAGCCTAATGCTGATATACATCCTATTAGAAGTTATGATTTCTCAGGAGGAGATAGAACAGGTGCATTAGAGATATTTGAAATGCCAAAGACTAATGCTAATAATGAAATAGTAAGAGGCAGATATATAGCAGGAATTGACCCTATTGATGCAGATGCAGGTACTTCATTATTTAGTATGATGATAATGGATACTTTTACAGATAGGATAGTTGCAGAATATTCTGCTAGACCTAGAACTGCTAAGATTGCTTATGAACTATGTTTAAAAACATTAAAGTTCTATAATGCAGAAGCTAATTATGAAAGTAACTTGAAAGGATTATTTTCTTACTTTGATAGTCAAAATGCTCTATATCTTTTATGTGATACACCTCAGATATTAAAAGATATGGAACTTATGAAGGGTCCTACTTTATCTGGTAACAGAGCCAAAGGGTCTAGAGCTAATCAACAAATTAATGCTTGGGGAAGACTATTACAAGCAGATTGGATGAATGAGATGGCACATAGTAATGATGATGATGATGAGCGCAGAAACTTAAACAGATTAAGAGGAATAGCTTATATAGAGGAGGCTATATACTGGAACCCTGATGGTAACTTTGATAGAGTCTCTGCAGGTATTATGTTGTTTATATTAAGAGCAGATAGATATAAAGTAACTCAATCAGTTAAAGAAAATCAGTTTAAGACGAGTAATACACTAGCTAATGATAAATACTTTTCTAAGAATTATACTAAAAAGAGATAACGCTATATTAAAATGATTTAGAGATTAATATATTACTATTCTATAGTTGTTTTTAGAGATAAAATATATTATATTAGTAAGTTTAACAAAAAGACATGACTAAAACAAATAATTCAAAACAACCAAGACAAAGGATTGCTTTTTCAAAAAAGACAAAAGATTGGAGGATATCTAATGTTGATTTTGCAAATAAATATTCTTTTTATCATAGTGCAGGAGTAAGACAAAGCCTTAAAAATAAGGTTGTCAATCTGAACTTATATAATGGTATAGTAGATGTCAGGGATATGACAGAGGTAGTAAACCCATATCAAATGGACGCTTCTTATATACCTGATAATATACCTCATAATCCTATAGTAGTACCTAAGATAGATCTATTAGTAGGAGAAGAAACTAAGAGAAGATTTGACTATAAGGTAATGAGTACAAATCCTAATGCTATTTCTAAGAAAGAAGACGATAAGAAGGAATTCTTAATGCAAAAGTTTACAGAGTATCTTAAAGCTAACTATGAAAAGGAGGAGCTAAATAAGAAGCTTACAGAACTGGAGGATCATATGAAGTATACTTGGCAAGACATCAGAGAAAAGATGGCTACTCAGATACTTAAACATTACTATAGTGAACAAGACTTTTCTACTATATTTAATGAAGGGTTCAAAGATGCCCTTATTATGGCAGAAGAGATTTATCAAATAGATATAGAACATAAAGAACCAACACTAAAGAAACTAAACCCTTTAAAAGTTAGATGTGTAAAATCAGGTAATTCTGATAGAATTGAAGATTCTGATATTATTATTTTAGAGGATCATTGGAGCCCTGCAAGAGTAGTAGATGTATTTCATGATGAATTAAAGCCTAAAGATATAGATGAATTATTAGATTATAATACTTCATCAGGACAAGGCAGCTATGATGATGATGATAATAATCATGTATTGTTACAAGACTCTCTAGGAACAGGTGCTGATTCTGTTATGGATTCTCTATTTGAAATGGCAGAAATTAATGGTCATACATTTGGTAATAACTATACAGATGAAGAGGGTAATATAAGAGTATTGGCAGTATATTGGAAGTCATTAAAGAAAGTCTATAAAGTAAAATTTTATGATGAGTATGGAGATGAACAATCTAAGATAATGTCAGAAGAATATATCATTGATGAAAATGCAGGGGAGGAATCTACTACGCTATGGATCAATGAGATGTGGGAAGGAACTATGATAGGTAAAGATGTCTATGTTAAAATGAAGCCTAGAACTATTCAGTATAATACAATTAATAATCCTTCTTATTGTCACGCAGGTATTATAGGTAAAATATATAATACTAATCAAGGTAAAGCTGTATCTTTAATTGATAGGTGTAAGAACTATCAATATCTATACGATGCTATTTGGGATAGATTAAATAAAGCTATAGCCACTAATTATGGTAAGATATTTGAATTAGATATCTCTAAAATTCCAGATAATTGGGAAATGGAGAAATGGATGCATTTTGCTGTTACCAATAAGATAGCAGTAATTGATTCCTTTAAAGAGGGAACTCATGGAGCTTCTACTGGTAAACTGGCGGGTAATATGAATACTCAAGGTGGTAGAGCTATTGATATGGAAACTGGTAATTATATCCAACAGCATATACAACTACTTGAATTTATTAAAGCAGAAATGGGAGAGATCTCAGGAGTATCTGCACAGAGACAAGGACAGATTGAAAATAGAGAAACTGTTGGTGGAGTAGAGAGGTCTGTAGCACAGTCAAGCCATGTAACTGAATATTGGTTTAATAAACATGAAAAGACTAAACTTAAGGTTCTTACTGTATTTCTAGAAACTGCTAAAATAGCATTAAAAGGAAATAATAAGAAAACTCAATATATTCTAGATGATTTATCTTTACAGATGCTAAACCTTGACGGTGATGTATTTGCAGAAGCGGATTATGGTATAGTATTGACTAGTTCATCTAAATCTATGGAGATGGAGCAAGCATTGAAACAACATGCTCAAGCCTTTCTACAGAATGGAGGATCTATGTCTACTATTATGGATATTTACTTCTCTGATTCTATTAGTGATATGAGACGTAAGCTTGAAACTGCTGAAGCTAAAATGCAACAACAAGCATCTAAAGCTCAAGAAGATCAAAACAAACAAGCTCAAGCAGCACAAAAAGATCTTACTGAATTAGAGCAATCTAAATTAGCATTAGAAGATAGTATGAATGTCAGAGATAATAAAACCAGACTTGCAATTGCAGAAATGAAGATGCAAGAAGGGGAAATTGATACTGATGATGATGGTATTACTGATGATTTAGCTGATGAAGAATTAATTCTTAAAAGGGAAAAACAGAAACAAGATTTAGAAATGAAGATTAAAGATCTTGGAGATAAAATGAAAATGCATAACGATAAGATGGTGCGAGAAGATAAAAAGATTGCAGCATCTAAGCAAAATAAAACAAAGACTTAAAAGCAATGATCTAATGTAAATAGATAACTAAGTTTTATTATAAACATTTGGTTTAACTTAGTTATTTAGTTATATTTGGTACTTTAACGGGAGAAACATTATATATGGAAGATAACATGGATATTTTTGACACTGAGGATCTAGAATTAAACTTAGATGTTAATACAGATGACTTAGAAGAAGAAGAAGAAAATACAGATACACCTGATGGAGATAAGTCTCCTGAAGAAGATACTGATAATAAAGATAAACCTAGTGAGGATCAAGATGATTCAGAGGAAGTAGCTAGTGATAAGGATTTAGAAGAAGGCGGCGATGAAAATGATTCTCCCAACTTATATTCTTCCTTAGCTTCTGTTCTACATGAACAGGGCTTGCTGCCTTCCCTAAACCTTGAAGACAATAAAATTGATGATGTAGAAGGTATTTCTTCTGCATTTAAATCTGAAATAGAAAATAATGTTAAGCAACGTTTAATAGATACACTAGGAGAAGACGGCTATGAAGCTGTAACTAATGGTGTTTCTTTATCAGACTTTGGAAAGTCTAGAGAGAACCAAACTACATTAGATTCTATTGATGCTGATTCTTTTCAAGAAGATTCTGATTTAGCTCAAAAAGTTATTTATCAGGATTACTTAAATCAAGGCATATCAGAAGATAAAGCTAAACGGCTTTTAAAAAGAGCAGTTGATTCTGGAGACGATGCATTAATTGAAGATGCAACTGAATCCTTAGAAAGTTTGAAACTTTATGAGAAGAATCAATTAGCAAAAAGACAAGATGAATATAAACAAACTCAGCTTAGTCAACAAAAACAACAAGAAGAATTAGATACAAGGTTAAAAGATAAAATTTACAACAGTTCAGAGTTAATGGATGGTATGAAACTTAATAAATCTATTAAGGATAAGATATACGGAAGCATGACTGATATCGTTGGAAAGAATGAAGATGGTGTATTAGAGAATAAGCTAATGAGGGAAAGAAGAGAAAATCCTGTAGAATTTGACACTAAGCTTTATTATTTATATGAGCTGACTAATGGCTTTAAAAACTTTAAGAATATATCTAATGTATCTAGAACATCAGCATCGTCTGAACTAGAGAAAGCAATTAGACAAACTAGTCATAATGATTCAGGTAGCCCATCTTTTATGGATGATAATGATAGCTACTCTGGATTAGGAGATGAAATTGTATATTAATACAAGAATAAATAAAATAAAAATTAATTAATTAGATTATGAGTGTAGGCAAATTTGTAATGACCAAAGGTAAATCTTGGTCAGGATTAACCCTTAAAAATCATATTGGTGCTATATTTGGAAGACAGCCTCAATTGGCTTCCAAACTAACTACTGTATTACTGCAGCAATCTGGAATGAAAAACTTAGATACAACTTTGTCTATGTTCCCAGAGAAAACGTTAGAATCCGCCGAAGATTTTATATGGAAACTAGTAGGAAGTGACGAAAGAAACATTCCAATTGTAGAAGCAAGGTATAATGGATCAGTAGTTGCATCAGGAGATGTAGGAATTGGTAAAGCACGTAGTTCTTATGAACTAGTATTTGCTGAAAAAATCTTTACTGTAATGCATTTGCTTGGTGGACCTAACCCAGATGTTTATCAACACAGAGTTATAGCAGAACCATTTGAAGAAAATGGTGTTTATGTTTATACATGTGAAGCATTTGGTGGACAAGAAACCTTAAAAGGTATTCCAGGAGATGAACTTCTTCCAGGAAACAGATTTAGTATTGAAGGTGCTCCAGTAGAAGATGAACTGTCTACTAAAGGTGCTGGAATTAGCTTTACTTCTCCATTCACAATGAGGAACAGTGTTACAACCATGAGGTTAGAACATAAAGTTTCTGGTGCAATGATTGATACTAAAGTGGAACCAGTTTACTTTGGTGCTATTGAAACAAGAGATCAGAAAGATGGTAAGACTCACAAGTCTTATACATGGATGCAAGAAGTTTACTGGCAATTTGAAAAAGCATTGTCTACAGTAAAAGCTAGAACGCTTATGTTTGGTAAAACAAACAGAGATGAGAATGGAAGATTCCTTAACAAAGGTGAATCTAATATTGAGATCAAAGCTGGTTCTGGAATTAGAGAACAAATGGAAGTATCTAATGTAGAAACTTACAATAAATTCTCACTTCGTCAACTAGATGATATCCTTGCTGAATTATCAGAAGGTAAACTAGATTGGGGAGAACGTAGATTTATGTTACGTACAGGTGAAAGAGGTGCTGCCCAATTTAACAGAGCAGTGAAAGCTGAAATTTCAGGATGGTTACCATTAGGATTTGATAATACAGGTACTAATTCTATTCAGAAAACAAGTTCTAAATTTCACGATAATGCATACTCTGCTGGATTCCAATTCACAGAATGGAAAGCTCCTAATAACATTCATGTAATGTTAGAAGTTGATCCAATGTATGATGATAAAGTAAGAAACAAGATTCTTCATCCAGATGGTGGAGTATTGGAATCTTATCGTTATGATGTATTGTACATCGGTGCAATGGCTGAACCTAATATTCAGAAAATTAAAGTAAAAGGTGACGATGAGTTACGTGGTTACAAAGCTGGTATTAGAGATCCATTCACAGGCCGTAGAGGTGGTGTAATGAATCATATGGAAGATTCTGCTATTATGACTGCAATGTTAGGTACTGGAGCAATGGTAATTGATCCAACAAGAACTGCAACATTGAAAGCTCTTGTAGCATAATAATATAAGTGGTTTCTAGAGGTGTACCCGTAAACACCTCTTTTTTATTAATCAATAGGGAGAATTAAAATGGCGAAAGCAATTACAAAGGAAGAAGAGAAGATTATAGAATCTTTTAAGTTACCAAATGAAATTATAACTGTAAAGTTTATACCACGTAAAAAAGGTATGGCTGCTAATGTTCCAGAGGATCATATTATAGCAGGTGGAATGGTAGGAGAAGCTAGACGAAAGTATAGAGCTCCACTACAACACAATGGTGCAATTATGAATGTATTGAATAAAGAGGAAATGCTTTATTTACAGGAAGAAACAGGACTGAATTTATCTGTTTATGGAGACTTTTGGCAGAATTACTCAGTAACTCTAATGAAGGATTCAGCAAATAATAGATTAGATCTTTCTAATCCTATGGATTATTTGTCTTATAAACTTTTGTTATCACTTAAAAATGATATCGCTACTTCTTGGGATAAAAGAAATGATAAGCTTACTTATGATTTTGTTATCACTAAAGGTAACGAAGAACATAAGGATAGAAAAAGACAGTATGATTCTAAGAAAGAGGCTTTCAAACAATATGGTAAAATTGAAGATGATAGAAATAAATTAATAGGAGTATTAAAACTACTTACTAATAAACCTATTTCAAGAGATTCTACACTAGATTGGATACAAGGAGAACTAGAGGAACGTATTGATACAATGCCTTCTGTATTTTTAGATGTATTAAGTGATAGTGCTTTTGATACTAAAATCTTAATTAATAAAGGAGTTGAGTATGGTATTATTATAAAATCTGGAAATAAATTTGCAACTGTAGATGGTTTAGACTTATCTGAAGCAGATGAATTACCAACTTTTATTAATGCTGTTAAATACTTAGATAATCCAAGAAATCAAGAAGTTAGAACACTAGTAGAAGCAAAAATTAATAACGCAGAATAAAATGACTACTAAGGAGTTATCAAATGAGTTCGATATACATTATGATAGTATCACTAGTAAACAGGCTCCAGGCTTAGATTTATATGAGAAATCTGTATTTCTATCCAAGGCTCAATTAGAAATAGTTAAAAGTCATTTTGGTATAGGGAATAAGTATAAGAAAGGGTTTGAAGCAGATACTAAAAGAAGAGTTGATTTAAGTCAATTAATTAGTACATCTATAACAAAGCCATTATCTACTTCTCCTAAAGGATTGCATCCTAACTCTATATTCTTTTCATTAAAGGACGATGTACTTTTTATTATATATGAATCTGCACAACTTATATCTATTGATTCATGTCTTGATAAAGAATATGTAAAAGTAGTTCCTAAAACACATGATGAATATTCTATACAAATTAAGAATCCTTTTAAAAGACCTGACAATTCAGTAATCTGGAGATTGGATCATGGTAATTTAAATGTAGGTATAAAGAATGTAGAATTAATTACTTCTGAAAAAGGTATATCAGAATATAAGGTTAGATACATAAAGTATCCTGAACCTATAATTTTAACTAACTTATCTACGGATTATCCTAATGAAGGATTATCTATAGATAGTAAAACAACTGAGCAGACTAGTTTACTTGACAAGAGTATTCATTCTGAAATATTAGATAGAGCGATAGAAATTGCTTCTATGTCATATAAGATGAATGAAGTACAAACTAGAACTCAATTTAACTTACGTAATGAATAAAAATAATTATAAAATAAAATTTATTAAACAATGAGTATATTTGGAACTAACCAGGTAGAGGATTTAATCATTGGTAATGCCATTGCAACAGAAACTGACGTTGCAACTTTTATTGCCACTGCTACTGCTAAAGAAATAAAAGCCCTAGCTAATGATGGTGGCGCTGCTGCTGAAGGAAAACTTTTTTACCTGTTACAAAAAACTGGAGGAAGTGCTGCAAAGGGACTTGATTATGAGTTCTCTCAGGCTATAAATCCAAAACAAATCGAGCGTATTACTTTAAAAGAGTATGCTCCAGAAGTACGGAAAGCTGTAACTATTGCAGGATTTGATACTAATGTAGTAGCAGATGCTACTTATGTTGTAAGTATTAGATTATACAATGAGAGTGGATCTCTTTCTACAGAGAACTTTAGAATTATATCAGGTTACTATACAACTGGTGCTGATGTAACTGGAGTTACCGCAGGAGATATTAGAGATGGTATTGTTGCAGGTCTTAATGTAGAATTGAACTCTAGAGGTATGGGAGAATTTATAATTTCTCAAGCTGATGCTCCAACTGAATTAACTATTACAGGTGCTTATCAAGATGTTGTAGCTGGTAAAATTGAAGGACGTCAAATTGAATTTGATGTAACTTCTAAAGTTTTACTAGAAGCTTCAGGAAGTAACCAAGGTATGTTAACTGTAACTGTAGATCAATATAACCATCCAGGTTATGGAACTTCTAAACTAGTTGTTAACAAGGAATGGTTTATTAAAGGATTCAAATATTCTTCTTATAGAGAAATGGCGTATCCTGCTAACTTTGATACACCTTATTATGTAGATCAAGCTGGTAAGTATAATGCAGTAATAATCACATATAAATCAAGTAGAACTTCTCCAACTGTTGAAGAACAAAAGAAATCACTACTTATATTTGCACAGAAACCTACAGATGATGCAGCAGGAAATGCTGGAACAAATACGTTGCTTGCAGATCTTAGAGTTTTTATTGGAAGTAATGCTGATGTACCTGCAGACTTAGCTGTTATATAATATAACAATAAATCAATAATCTTAAAGAGAGTTGGGCAATCTGCTCTTCTCTCTTTTTTTATTTAAAATAATATGACAATAACTTCATTTAAAGTAGCAGCAGATAGATCTAACTTAACCTTAAACTTAAGTGAAGCAAGTGCTGCTACTAATATATATATTTGGTCAGATAAGACTTATAAGTATGAAAATAAGAAATTAGACTTTTCTGATAAATTAAATGCAGCCGCTACACAGAGTATTACTATAACTTTAGAAGAAATGGGCATAGCTTATTTTGATGGAGTATATTTTGTTGAAGTATTAGATCCTTCTAAAGTATGTTCTAAAGTAGCAGCAGATCTTACTAGGTATAAAGAGTGTATAGTTAACAAAATACAAAAACAACAAGGATGTATTCCTTGTGGAGAGCTTATTGATTCCGAATTATTAAATGCTCATGTAAGTTTATCCGCTTTAGAAATAGCAATTGAGCAAGGATTTATACAAGAAATATTAACTATTCTTTTATTGCTTAATAAATTTTGTACTAATACATGTAGTAATTGTGGACAATATAAAAATATAACAAGTAATAATTATTTTACATTTAATGTAACAACAATATAATGAGAGAAGATCTAGTAATAGTTACCAGTACAGCAAAGCTTATTAATAAGGCTAGAACGACTGGGAAACTTAATTTAGGCACAGTAGCTTATTTAAATCTCATTTCATATTATATTAAATTCTTATCTATACAACCTCAAACAATAGAGAATGTAGAGAGATTAGTAGTGCTAAAGGATATATTTGCACAAACTATGAATAAATGTGAAGAGATTTGTAACTATAGAATAGCTCTAGATTTATTATGTAAAGGAGATGATACAGCTTATATAATTGCTAATCATCCACCTACAGTAAATGGAGTTGAAAAAGTATATGAAGAATCAGATTATGTATTTAGTTACAGTGATTTTACTAATAACTTTAATGATATTGATTTAGGAGATAGACCTAAGTATGTAGAAATAGTAAGCTTACCTAATGTAGGAGTATTACAATATACAGGAATTAATTTACCCATTGGCTTTATTTTTGATTTAAGTGATGTAGAAAATATTACTTATGTCTTGGGAACAAATGATTCTTTTATAGAATCAAGTTCTTTTTTATTCAAAACAAGTGATAATAATATTAAGCCTTTATTTTCTAATGAAGCTACTTATACATTTGATCTATCTGGTTCTACAGCAAATAAACCTGCTACTATTGGAGACAATACTATTATTGTAGATAATAATGTTAGTACTGTATTAACCTTAGTAATGTTTACTAGTCAAACTACTGCTCCTTATAATGATCCTGAGAATGATTTAATTGATGCAATACGTGTTGATAGGATACATTCTACTAATCAAGGTATATTTAATATAAATGGAATAGCAGTTGTAGAGCAACAAATAATTACAAGAGAGCAATTATTGAATGAGGAATTTATTCATATAGGTGCAGATATAACAACTATTCAAACTGATGGATTTGAATTCTCAGCTAGAGATGAAGGATCTGGAATTTGGGTGAAATAACAATAACAATGGCAACCTTTAAAGTAATAACTAAAAAATAATGGCAAATTTTAATATAAATATAACTCCATATACTAATCAAGCCCCTATTGTAGGAGATGGGGAAAGGACTACTGCATATGGTTCAGCTATAGTTTTTATAAGAGCTGACTTTACAACTAATACAACCCCTCCTTATTCAGATCCAGAAGGAGATTTACCTTTAACATTAAGAATAGATAGTCTACCTATATCAGGTCTTTTAGAATTAAATGGGATTGCTATAGTAGCAAATCAACAAATTGATTTTGTATCTGAAATAGATAATAACCTATTAACATTTACTCCTGATTTAAACGATACTACAGCACATTCAACTGCTTTTGGTTTCTCTATTGCAGATGTAGGATCTGGACTATTCACTTCATAAACTAATTATAAATGGCAGTTTTACAAATAAATGTATCAGGTGAATTAACACCTCCAAGCGTAAGTAACAACCAAGCCTACTTAAATGTACAAACCAAAGCATTTGACTTAACTAGTTTTACTAAAGACTTTACAGATCCTATTGGTGGTGTATACTCTGTAGTAACACTTGTTAGTTTACCTACAGAAGGTGTATTGACTTATTTAGGTAGCCCTGTGTTTATAGGAACTGAAATTCCTGTAGCAGATGCTGCTAACTTTGTATTTACAATAGATGATAAATACGCTATTTACAATGATGAACTGTATAAGTTTACAGATTCTATAGATACAATAGTAGCAAATTATGTAACTGCAGGATACCAATTAATAGCCAACACTAATGGCCTACTAACTTTCGTAAATCCACTTAATCTAACTGATATTGTTTATGTTCAAGGACAAGAACTTGAAAATAGCACTGTATCATTTGAATATCGAGTAAGCTCTACTTTAAATGCTGAACTATCTAACGTAGCAACATTCAGTTTAATCCCTTGGGAGAATGTAAATTTAAAGCAAAACTACTATGACTTTGGAGGATCTGATGGAGACAATGCATATGAGGTAGCTCTATTAGATGGGTTTGTTGGAACCAGAACAGAATGGCTTATAACTTTAATAGGTGCTCAGGGGCCTCCTGGTGATCCAGGAATAGCTGGAGCAGATGGTTCTAATGGTACATCTGTAGTTATACTAGGCTCTAAAGCTACTGTAGGGGATTTACCTCCTTCAGGAGATGCTATTGGAGATGGATATCTTGTAAATGGTTATTTACACGTATGGGATGGTACTAACTGGATAAACGTAGGATTGATACAAGGTCCAAAAGGATTAGATGGTAAGAACTTAGAATATAACTGGAACGGTACTCAATTGGGAATACGTGTTGAAGGTGCTATTAATTATATCTACTCAGATCTAAAAGGAATTAAAGGAGACAAAGGAGACAAAGGAGATATTGGAGTTGGATTGAAAGGTGATGCTGGTGATCCAGGAATTCAAGGTATTCCAGGTGTAGATGGCGATGACGGTGGTATTGGACTTACTGGTACTGAAGGTAGTTCTGCATATCAAGTGTGGCTTAACGCTGGTAATACTGGTACAATAGCTCAATATTTACTTGCAATTAAAGGAGGTAAAGGAGATGCTGGAGCAGATGGAGCTGATGCATCATTTACTCATAATGAGTTCTCTATAGATTGGTTGACAGGGGATTCTCAAATATTTACTGTAGATGATTCTACTACTATTACAGATATTTATGTAGATGGTAAAAGATTAGAAAAGAAAAACCCTGACGGTAGTACAGATGAATGGGAAATATATTCTTCTACACAGGTTAGAATTATACCTCTACTTGAAAATAACGATAGAATTACATTTATTGAGAGTGTAAAATATGTATCTGCACAGGATAGACTTTATGTTGACGATCAAGACACCATCACCCTACAATCCGCCAAAGACTACGCCACAGCCGCAGATAATGACTTAGCACTTCAAATAGATGCTACGGAAGAAGATATTTTAGCTTTAGAAGCGAGCAAAGAACCCCTAAACGTTCCCCCTATTGCCAACACAAAAGTAAAGGTTTATAACTTAGATGGAAGTGTAAGCTATAAAGATTATGATGCTCCATTTGAAGTAGTAGAGGAGTATTCACGTTCTATGT